CGCGCCATTGAGTTAAATGCAACTGCCGTTTACGGTGTTGCAGAGCTAGATGACTCTTATGGTGTTGAAATCCTTGGTGATGCAACCTTGTAAGCTAAATAAGCCTCATCCTTTCGGGGGTGGGGCTTTTTATTTGGAGTAACTATGGCAATCACCTATCGAGGCGAGAAGTTTGAGGGCTATAACAAGCCTAAGAGAACACCAAGCCACGGATCAAAAAGCCATGCGGTATTAGCAAAACAGGGTGACAAAATTAAATTGATTCGCTTTGGTCAGAAGGGCGCAGATAACAAGCCGCCAAGAAAGAACGAAAGCGAGTCAGATAAAGCAAAAAGGCGATCATTTAAAGCACGATTTGCAAAGCAAATTGCAAAGGGTCGTAAAGACAAAACAGCATCGGCAGCATATTGGGCTGACAAGGTTAAATGGTAATGGCATTTTCTTCAGACGCAGATTTACTGGCAATCGCTCCAGACATATTAAGCCTTGGTATTGATTCATTCTCTACAGAACACGCAAAGGCGCAGTCAGATATAGAAAGGCATATCCGAGCTAATTGGTGGGATAAAAGAGGCTTTTCTGGCGAGCTAAAGCCACAGTATCTAACAGACTCGCAGTGGACTCGATCAAGTGCCTACCTGGTTCTCTGGAAGTACGCTTTACCTCAACTTACTAATTGGGTTGATAACGATAGATTCTTAGGGATGATTGATTTCTACAAGTCACGTTATGGCGAGGAGATCGAGGCTGTCTTTAAAGACGGTGTTGAGTATGACGATGACAATGACGGAACCATTGATGAGGATGAAAAAACTCCTATTAACGATGGTCGGCTTGTTAGGTAATGCAATTTAACGTCCAGATAAAGCCTAAAGATATTGCCAAGCGCGTTCAGAAGCGCGGCAGAGCATTAAGAAACAGCATTAAGTTAGCCTTATCAAGAACGGCTCAAGCCGGAATCCCTATTATTATCGACAATTTAGATAAGGGAAAAGGTTACAAGGGATCGTTTAAACCCTACANCAAAAAGTACAGAGATTGGAAGTTAGGCAGAGCAGATTTAAGTGCTGGGCCACCATCGCCAATTCCTAATCTACAGCTAACAAATCANATGATTAGCTCACTGACTACAAAAGCTAATAGCAGTAGAGCAGAGATATTCTTTACTAACGCAAACGCCAACAAGAAAGCCGCCTTTAACAATAAAAGCCGTCCGTTTATGGGCTTCAACAGGCGTGATGAAAAGCGTTTAAGAAACGTCTTTGAGAGGAACCTAGCATGAGTGTTCGAGAGTTAATTGCTGAGAATATCGTTCAAACGCTAGAGGATGTTCATACACCAATACGGTTGTCATATATAACCCGGCAACCTTTTGATTTTGACAAATTATCAAATGCACAGTTTCCGGCTGTTCTAGTCAGAACGGCTGATGAGAATCGTGAAGATTCTACCGTGGGCGGCTCAATCGGCAAGCGCATGGGAACCATTAACTATGAACTGGTTTGCTTTGTAAAAGGCAAGGAAATAGACCAGGCAAGAAACAATATCATCGAGACTATAGAAGAGGGTCTGGATGTTGACAGAACTAGAGGCGGTCATGCGTTAGATACGCAGATTGTTTCTATAGAAATTGACGAAGGTCAAATCAACCCCATCGGTGGGGTTATTTTAACGGTTCGCGTGATGTATCAATACACTCGCGGCACAACATAGAGGAAAGGCAAGATGGCAACAGTAACAGGTCAATCAGGTGTCGTGAAGCTCAATCTAGCAGGGCAAGCAGTTGCCGTTGTTGGAGAGATACGTTCGTTCACAATTGAGACTACCGCAGACACTATTGAAGATTCTTCAATGGGTAACACTTCACGCACTTACAAGGCAGGTCTTGATGCAAGCACTGTCACAATTGAGTGCTATTGGGATCAGGCAGATGCACAGCAGTTAGCTCTNGACTCTCGCGCTAGTGTTGATTTTGAAGTATCTCCATCAGGAACTGCATCAGGTTCTAAGAAATACTCTGGTACAGGTGTTGTGACAAGCAAATCAATCAATGCATCGTTTGATGGCATGGTTGAGGCAAGCTTTAGCATACAGGCATCTGGTGCGGTTACAGAAGGCGGCACACTCCTAATGGGTTTGGCTAGGGAGTTAAGATCAAGAAGGACAATACCTCTGCGCGAGGTTGTTGTTGAGGCTTGGTCTGATGAGAAAGGCGTACCGTTCAAGCTCTACTGCGGTTCTATTAGCTGTTATGACTTAAATGAGTTGCAAAAAAAGCATCCTAANTTTCTTGAGAATACGACAGTCGGAGCAATGGTTGATCTGATTCTTATGAAGGCAATGGATGAGTCTGGTGAGAAACTGTTTACCTCTGCGGAAGATCGTATNGATCTGATGGGTGAGGAGACAACGGTGATCTCTGAGATTGCTAACCAGATGTTTGCAGAGATTGAAAGTCCAGAGATAGCTGAAAAAAACTAAGACGCGATCAATCGAGGATGAATCTTTTGTCTTTGGCTGATCGCTTGCACATGAGTATTTCNGACGCTGAACAAATGCCAGTAAACCATTTCAATGAATGGATGGCGTATTTCAAAATAATGAGTGAGAACAATGGCTGAAAACGTAAAAATTACGATTAGCGCGATTGATAAAACCAAGAAAGGCTTTGGTTCAGTTGGTCGCGCTTTAGGCGGTTTAACTAAGTCTATATTCAGTATGCGTACAGCGTTGGTTGGAGTTGCAGGTGCAGCCGGGTTTGGTTTACTTGTTCGATCCTCATTAAACTCTATTGACTCATTAGCTAAGACTGCATCTAAGATAGGCACAACCACTGAAGCTTTAAGTGGTTTGCGTTTTGCGGCTGAACTAACTGGCGTTGCTACGACCACGATGGACATGGCTCTGCAAAGGTTTACACGTAGAACAGCAGAGGCGGCAAAGGGTACAGGTGAGGCCAAGGATGCAATTCGTGAACTAGGGATTGATGCGACAGAACTAAACAATATGCCTTTGGACGAGAGAATGCTTGTCCTTGCAGATGCGTTTAGTGGCGTTAAAAATGAGTCAGACCGACTCAGATTAGCGTTTAAGCTGTTTGACAGTGAGGGCGCGGCTTTAGTTAATACCCTATCTCAAGGCAGAGAAGGTCTTGCCGAAATGCTTGGTGAGGCTAAAGCGTTAGGCATTGTTATGTCCTCTGATGCGGCTGACGGTGTTGAGGATGCGGTTGATTCACTCACTAAGCTAAAGACTCTGTTTAAAGGTGTAACTCAACAGCTAACAGCAGGTTTAGCTCCTGCAATTGAAACGCTTGTTACTTTATTTACAAATAGGCTTAAAGGCGCAATTGATGAGGCAGGTGGCTCAGTTGAGCAGTTTGGTAGAAGTCTAGCCATTGACTTTATTGAAGGTGCAAAAACAGCAATCAGAGCAAGCGCATCAGTTGGTAATGCTGTTATCGGTATGTATAACTCCATGCAACGCGCAAGGGCAGAATATAACCGGCTGTTTAGCGATGACACCTTTGATTCGCTAAACAAAGATTTGGACATCATAAATAATCTGCTTAAAACCGGAGGCGGTAATCTTGGCAGATTTAGGATTATGGGTGATGATGGCATTTTTGAGTGGTACAACAATGCTGAACTAGAGCAAAAGAAAAAAGAAATAGTCGCATCGCTACGACAGCTACAAGAGCAAGGCAAGGGTAGTAACTTAATTGAACCAATCAACATTGATGCGTTGCTTTTATCACTTACACAATCGCAAGATGCAGTTAAAAACTTCTCTAGTGCGACTCAAGACTCATTAGATGATATAGCTAACCACGTTGTTGCGCTTGGCAAGCAACCTTGGTGGGGAAAATTGTTCACCCCGCTATGGCAAGGCATGGACTTGTTTAACGAAGCAGCAGCAAGAGTTAGACCGACCATGTTCGATTTAAACAAAAGCATGGATTCTTTTGTTAGCGGATCAATGTCTACATTTACAAATTCATTTACTGATGCAATAACTGGCGCTCAAAAGTTTTCAGATGCCATGAGATCAATGGCAAAGTCTGTGATTGATAGTCTTATCAAAATGCTAGTTCAATATTATATAACGCAATCCATATTTAATGGCATCACAGGTTTCTTTGGTGGAGGTAGTGAAACTACAAACTCATCAAACCCAATGGGTAGTTTTGACGGTGGTGGATTTACCGGGTACGGCTCACGATCTGGAGGCGTTGATGGAAAAGGCGGTTTCCCTGCAATACTTCATCCTAATGAAACAATCATTGACCATACAAAGGGTCAGTCATCAGGTGTTGTTGTTCAACAAACAATTAACGTAACCACAGGCGTACAACAAACCGTACGTGCTGAGATTGTTCAGTTAATGCCTCAGATAGCTCAAGCGGCTAAAGGCGCTGTTGCAGATGCTAGATTGCGCGGTGGTAACTT